CAAATTCTTCTAACGTAAAATTCTTCCAACTCATTTTGTAACTCCTTTAGTTTTTTCAAATGTTCTAAGTCCACCAAGTCCTAGCATACCCATTAATACAGTCATCAGCGAACCCATGTCAAAAGTTGGTAAGTCAAATGATAGTCCAGCTGCTGATAGTCCGAATACAATAATAGGCTGTAATAAAAAGTGGTACAGCATAGCAATGCCACAAGTCCACCCCACAAAGGGCCTCCAGCCCGCAACGAATAAGGATCTATGTCCAGCTTCAATCTTGTTGATTTCAATCTGTGCCATATTTGCTTTATGTAATTCTGTTTTAAGTTCATGGTTTAGTTTTGCTTGTAAGTCTTTATCTGGCACTAGCTTGCTAACAATGTCACCTACTGGGCCTATTAGTTTATCAATCATCTTTTTTATGTAGTTTTAAAAAATACTCAGCATCTACTAATGCTAACGGTTTTGTTCTGTTTCTTTTAATTATAACCAAAGGTTCGTAATCTTTACAGTTCTCTTGCGACTGTTCGTATGCTTTCCACACATTTACAGCTTCTTGATTTTTACACTCTATAGAATATGGGAATTGTTTGCGTGACTGTACACCCATAATTATGTCTTCACCATTAGAACCCATTGGTCTTGATTCTAAGTCTTCTGGATCAAATCCTAGCAGTTCAACAAGTTTGTCTACTACCCATTGTTGCAAAGCTCTCCCTTTGGCTTTTGCAGATGATGGTTTCACTTTTTAGTTTTTTTTACTTTTTTCTTTTTAGGTGGTCTACCTACTTTAGATCCGTATGTTCCTTTACCTCTTGGCATAATTACTCCTATGTTGTATAAATAATTAAAGGTTTTTCTTTACCTTTAACTTTTATTGGTTTTAATAATTTTAACTTAATTTTAGATTTATTTGCAGTAGATTCACCAATTAGTATATCAACACCCACTTCTTTGGTTGCTGACTCTAATCTCGCAGCTGTATTTACACAATCACCAATAGCAGAATAATCAAACCTAGTATCGCTACCCATATTACCAATAACAGCAGTTCCTGTATTTACACCTATGCCTATAGCTATGGGTTCTGATAATTCTTGTTGTAATTGTTGTATAGATGTTTTTATATCTTGCGCACATGCTATAGCTCTATCTTGATGGTTGTCTAAATCTAATGGTGCTGAGAATATTGCCATAGCTGCATCACCTATAAATTTATCTACCATACCTCCATGTGCTTGTATGCAACGCACCTGTGCAGTTAATACCTTATTCATAATATTAGTAACTTCTTCTGGTTCTAACTTTTCACTTAAGTTTGTAAAACCTCTGACATCTGTAAATAAAAATGTTGCTTCTTTTTTCTCACCGCCAAGTTTTAATAACTCTGGATTCTTTTGTAATTGTTTAACTTGTCTCGGATCTAGGTAATGCTCAAACTGTTTTTTTATCTGTTGGCGTAATTTATATTGTTTTTTGTAACTTAAATACAAAGCAACTGTAGAAATTAGTATCTGAGAGATAAAAGTCCATGAAAAATCTAACAAAATGCCTTTCTGAACGCTAAAAACTCCTGAGAAGCCCGTGGTGAAGAGTAAAATTACAGCGAGACTTATGCCCTTAACTATACTGAGATAATTAATTACAAGCCACGTCAACGACACAAAAATTCCAAAAATCAAAATTTCGGCTGATAAATGCCAGTCAGGAATCCTTGGTGAGTTTACTATCAAGATTGACTCAGATAATGCTGCTTGTATTTTGTGTGGCTCTAGTAATCCAACTGAAGTTGCAATTTGTGGCATGATACCTGGAGCAGTTACACCAACAAATACAAACTTACCAGCAACATCCATTTCTTGTAAATTGGTTTGTGGTGTGTCTACCCAACTAATCCACTTACGACCTAAACTGTCGGTAGCGACTGGTGGCAATCCTTTGACTCTAATTTCTTCTATACCAAGATCATTTGTTTTTATTACATAGGTTTTTGCATCTACCAATGCTTTTAATACTTCTGTACCAAACGCAGGCACATATCCATCTGGTGTTCTCAACAATAATGGTATTCTTCTTACCAAGTTATCTACATCGGTTGGTGCAGTTGCAATACCTTCCTGTGCATAAGTTGTTAATATCTTTATGTTTTGTATGACACCATCTGTAGTCATACCACCTATATCATCACCAAGTATGACAGTTCCTGTTGTTGGTGGATAATTGCCATTAGGATTTTCAAACATTGCCAAAACAGAAGTACCATACTTTAATGACTCTGCTAAGTAAGCATCACCACCCATACGATCTGGTTGTGGGAAACTAATAACATAGCCAACACCTATAGCGCCTTTAGCTATAATATCTGTGTGTATTTCTCCTAGTCTTTTTCTTGGTAATGGCCAACCGCCTTCATTAGCAATATCTTCTTCTGTAATATTTAAAATAGTAAAGTAACCAGATGGTTGTTGCTTTGGTACTAAATAGTCAAATACCTTTAATTTTAATATTTCTGTAGGCGTTGACTGATATAACAAAGGCAACACTAGTATTATAAGTATGATGAATAGTAGTCGTTTCATTAATCACTCTGTGTAATCTTTATTACACTATCACTACCTCCATTTATTTTTATAACATTTGATATACCATCTTGTATTAAAATAACAGTATAGGAATCACTACCATTCAAATCCACCCTAACATTTTCATTTATTTGTCTTCGTAGACTAACAACATTTCCTGTTATAAAAGTTGTGATTTGTGTATCTGGATCTTTACCAATAGCAGTTCCACTTATCTGTGTACTTGTAGCTTGTGCTAATACATCTTCTTCTTCCGCTATAGCTAATGCGTCTAGGACATTGAGCAAATCTTCCAAGAAGTTTACATCAAGATAATTAATATCTAGCTCTGTAAATTCTAAGCTATCTTCTTTCAAATAATCATCAGCTAAATAATCTATATCTAAATCATTAAAATCCAATACGCTATCAGCCTGTGTGTCTGTAACCTCTTCTTCTATAATAGTTTCTTCTTTTGGTGGCGTAACAATAAGCATATTGTCTATAAGATCTAATGATAAATCTAATATAACTGGCTTGGTTGGTACAGATTCAAACACACTAACTGTGGTAGCTTCGTAAGGTTTATTCAATAAAACAGTACCCATAGCAGTAACTACTTCTATCTCTCCACTAGATAAACCATATTTATTTGGTAACAGTATTATTAAACTGCGTCCTAATTCATCTACTGTGGCTGTAAAGTCTGTGCCTCTTATTGCTATGTTTGCTGTTGGTGTTTTTAATTGTATGTTTTGTTTATCTATTCGGTTTAGATTACCAGTAATAAATCTTGCTGTACCAAGACCAAAGGTGATAGCCATTTTAGATTTACTGGGATCAGGATCATAGATATATTCATCTATCAAAAGTTGTGAGTGTTCAGTTAGTTTTACGACAGAATCATCTAAGAAGGTAATAGCCATACGGCCATCTTTAGTTATAGCTTCATCATTGCTTTGTATGCCAAGTTTTAATTTAGCGTTTAGGGATTTATCCCTTACTATTTGGGCTGAACCATTTAGCTCAGATATATCTCCAATATCAGCAGCTTGTGCTTGTACCTTGGTCGTTTTGAATGACGCAAACAGTAGAAGAAGCAGTGCCACCAACCGATATAATTTTAAGCCAGTCATTATCTTGGGTACTCAATTGTTTTATGTTGAATGTTCTTGAGCCACCTGTATGGTCTAGGTAAAAATATCCACCTGCTGATTTTGTAACACCAGTACCTGTATAGGTAACTGTATTATCAGAACCGTCTATATCCATATAGTTAGTAGCACCATCAATATTAATATTAGATGTTACTGTGTTATTAGAACCTTGAATAATCCAATCTAAATCAAGTGATGCAGCAATTGCTGTTGTGCCTTGATTTAGGGTAAATGTGTTGCCACTACCAGTAACCTTTACGTTTTGATTAGAGCCATCTGAACTGTAGGTATTTGTTGGATCTACTTGGATAGTAAAAGCATTAGTGCCACCAGTAAATTCATAAAAACCTGTAAAGTTATCAGCGTATATATCACCAAGAAATTTATTAGTAGCACCAATCATATTAATGTCTAGTGTCATACTGTTACCATCTAAATCCAATGGTTTTACACTACCAGGTGCGCTTAATAAACCGCCTATAATATTAGATATACCTAACTGTTCAAGATCTATATTAGCTCCTGTACCAGACTGGTCTACATAAATTTCGTTGTCTGCTGCAAATCCTGTTATAGATAAGATAGCAAACATGCTGATTAACTTATTCTTCATTGTCTAATTTTACTCCTACGCCTTCATTTTGTAAAATCCAAAAACCTTTCTCATAACCAAGATTTACTATCTCTAGCACGCCACCCTCAATAGCTTTCATTAGTGCTATAGTTGATGATTCATTTCTAGCGTTGCCTAATTCTATCTCTACAAGCTCAGTACCAGACTCTATAAACCTAAATACATCTTCTGATTTTCCATAAGAAAATATAGTTTTTTGACTTAACACTTCTAGCAAAACCTCTCCTGTTGCTACAGAAACCATACGCAAACTAACAGTGATATTGTCTTCTCTATATTGTACGCTATTGCCAACTCCAAGATATCTAGCTCCGACACCTCCAGACTCTAAGTTAGCCTCATAAGATATGACAGCTCCTTCAATCAAAATACCAGCAAATAATAATGGTCTAAGTGCTTTTTTCTTTTCTTCATCTGTGGCTGTTTGTTCTCTTGCTGATCTTATGAGTTGGCGTTCCTTGGTAAGATTATCTAAACCAACTCTTTCTACTACTCTAAAAAACTTACCATCTCCTGCGTGTTTCAGCGCTCTTATGAGTAGCGCATTTGGTTGCTGAGTGATTGCTGTACTAAACAAAGCAAATTCACTATTGCTTTTTCTCTGTCCAGTTTGATCTGTAAATGCTGTTGGATATACAGCTACTACTGGGCTTACCTGTGGTAGTTGTACATTTTTTAATTTAGGGGATTGTAAGTCTTGAATCCTTACTATATCAGTTTGTCTTCTTTGGTCGTATGTATCTTCATACTGGTCAAAAATTGAACAACTAGAAAGTAAAAGTACCAATAGGTATTGTAATTTCTGTAACTGTGCCATCTGCTTCTGTAATTTTAAGGGTTAGTGTTACACCATCACTTGTATATTCAATGATGTTTCCTTCTAGTTCAATTATACCCGAATCAGATGGTGTTTCACCAAAGAGGTTATTAACCAATTGTCTTGATAATTCAGCATATACTCTTGACTCAAGATTACGCATGAATCTAGCCAATGTAGAGTTTTCTTTTTCTCTTTCTATTTCTTCTTGTAATGCTTTTATTTCTTCTTTGATAGTAAGCTTACGAGAAAACTCTTGGTTTTCTATAGTCAAATAATGACTTGATGTGCCAACGCCATTAAAGCTAGGTGATTTAAACTTATGAACTATTTGATCCGCTGATACAGATAAACAACATAATACCAATAAACTAATCT